AATTTTGCTCTGCGTTTAAATTTAGCTTTACGGGCACCTAATTTTCTTTTTTGTTGTTCTTGCGATGACATGCGTACTAATTTACCACCACGTAGAGTATATCCTTGTACGGCAGAAAACTTCTTTCTAGTTTGTACTTTACCACCACGAACACGAACTCTTACTACTTTAGTTCTACCAGAGCGTTGCACATTTATAGCTTCATCTAATTCTTCTATATTTAAATCACAATCTAACTCATCAAACATTTCTGAAACAAGTTCAACTTTTTTTTCAAAAATCTTTTCTTCAATTTTTTGATTAATAATAGCTTCCAACTTCTCTTTTGCTTCAGTGAAGTTATTATCGAAAATTAAACTAACAATATCTTTCATTTAATTATGGTGTGATACTATATGGTGGATAGTTAAATGCTGCTGGATCATTAAACTGACCACGCTGATAATGTGCATTATCTTTACGCAGTTCTAGGATGATTGTATAACTTGCATTAGCAACTTGACCTCTGGTGTGAATACTGATATCACCATTTGTATTTGCATTTACACTTGGATTTCTAATTGTAATCCAATTACCTGCACCATCATATTCTCCGTTACCTTGCATGAATAGAATTGGCACGCCAGCATCTGGTTCTGCTTGTGGACTATTATTTGCTCTCCAGTATAATTCTACTGATCCTGATCCTGTATCTGTATCATACCAGCAACGATTAACAGTTAATCCATAATATGGTTTAGCTGTATTGCTCACACTCAAAGCACTTCTTAGCGGAACATTATTGGCATCTAGAGCACCATACAATGTGTTTGCTTGAATTCTAGCAATATTTTCTTCTTGTCCCGAACCATCAAAAACACCAGTTAATTTAATAACTGCCATTTGAGTATCATCTTTTAATACTTGATATGAAAATGAATTAGGCATTTCTTAATCCTTAGCTTTATAAGTTACATGTTTCCAAGCAAAGTCTGCTACTTTTTTAAAATGTGTTTTGCTCTTATGAGCCATATCTGAAATCTTTTTCTTGTTTTCATCGTTAACAGCACCATGAACTTTTAATATTGCATTTGCTGTCTGTGCATCAACTTTCATTGAAGAACCATCTTTAAATTTAACTGATTTGGCAGCATGATTATTTACAATATTCTGTAAATGATGCATAACATTTTCTTCTAATGGCTCTGCTTCTACTATAGATAATTCTGTTTCTTCTGCTGCCCAGTTCTTAACATAGTATGGTATAGTAATATACTTATTTAACTTGTCTACTTGATACAAGGCAACACGTTGTCCATTTGGAAACTCACGAATGGATTTTCTACGCATAATCAAAACTGGAGGAGGATCTGATGGCTTTGACGTAAACACACCAGGCATGCCATCAACATCCTCCTCGATATTTTTTTCAGAAATAAAATCTTTTAAAGATTTCATTCTTCTTCTGTTCCTTCTTCATATTCAACTTCATTCGAATCTTCGTAATCTTCTTCTTGATTAATTAATCCGTGTGCAATTTCTTGCTTCTTCGCTTCAATGTGTGAATGGACTCTATCTTGAATTTCAGCATAAAGAGCATCACGCATGGCTGCTGCATCGTCTTGAATTGCATAATCTATAATTGCTCTAGTGTTCATAATTTTCCTTTAATTAAAAACAAATTATATTTATAATATTCTAGTTAATCTTCTTGCCATAGAGTTTTCTGATAAACTCAAATCGGCAGAATTCGTAGAACTTGGTTTATTTTTCTTTTGTGCCACATTTTGTGTGCTTTGTACAGCATTTTGTGGTTGCTCAGGTGCAACATTTTGTTGAGTATCTTGCTGTTGCTGCATTTGTTGCTGTTGTGCATCCATCTGAATATCAGTCATCATCTTTTGTTGTGTGACTGCATTTTGCACTTCAGTCGGAACTTCAAAACCAGCTTTCTTCTCCTCATCGATTTCTTTATCAATGAGTTTGATTTCATCGTCATCCATGCGTAGAACATTTCTACGAATCCAACCCATCGAGTAATATGTGCCAGTATATGGATCAACTTGCTGTAACAGAGATAATCTGCCTGCCATTAATTCTGCTTCTTTTAGTTCTGCAAAATTATTATCTTTGATAAAGTCATAGTACATATGCTCTTTGAATTCTGTGAACTCAGCATCAGTACAGATACCTTTAAGAACGCATTGTATTCTTAATGCTTGATCAAATAATTCAGCAAACTTATTACGCAGTCTGTCAATAAATTTAGCAAACTTTAATTCATCTCTGGTAATCTCAGACGAACGACCAATGGTGAAACCTGAAGATGATTCTAGCCTTGAGATAGGTACGTTTAATGATTTATATAATTTTTTCTCAAAATATTTTACATCTTCAAGTTCACCCAAGTTTTGTCCACCTGGTAGTGTAGTAATTTCAGTTCCTTTACCACCTTCTCTACGAGGCAACCAGAAATCTTCCATCATCGATAGAAACTTACGATCATCACGAACTTCACCTGTGTTTGCATCATAAACAAGTTTGTTCTTATACTTGATCATGATATCACGCAGGTATTGTTCTGCTTTGAGTTTTGGTAAGTTACCTACATCAATATAGAAAATTCTACGTTCAGGTGCTCTTGAAATACGATAGATAACTGTTGCATCTTCAATCATGCGTAATTGATTGAGAGGCTTAATTGCTTTGTGTAGATAAGACAACACAATAGCACGACGAGAATCCATAAGACCAGAATTAATATTGATGATGGAATCTTTGGTAATTCTTGTTCCTACTGGACCATAATTTGATTGTGTACCAGTAATTGCTTTATCATTATAGATGTAATACTCATTGATTACAGCCATAATTTCTACGCCAGTTCTTTCGTCTTTTTTCTTTCTTAGTTCACGAACCTTGCGTATCTTTCTAGGATCAACATAACGAAGTTCTTTCATACCAGCAACAGGATTTTCTCTATCAATAATGATATGATAGAATAATCTACCATCAATATAATATCGTCTAAAAATGTCCTGCGCCATGTTATTATAGTTCAACAGTCTCAGAACTGTTTGAAACTCATCGGCGATTGCTTTTTTGATTTTATCTGGCTGTTTCAAATCGTCCATGATGAGCTTAACATTTCTACCATCATCATCTTGTACGATAGCTTCGTTGATAATGTCATCAATGGCCGATTCGATTTCTGGTTGTATAGCCATTTCTCTATAACGAGAAATTAATTCTACTTCATTTTTTGCAGTGCCATCAAGGTCAACATATGTACCATAATAGGCCGCAGAAGTAATCGTCAATGCGCCATCGTCACTACTCGGTGGAGCGAACGATTGCTGGACTAACGATTCTTCTTCAGCCCTCTGTCTTGATATGGTAAAACCAAATAAATTAATTGCCAAAATACTCTCCTTGCATCACGATATAATAGAATTCAACTTATTGGCGTTATTGTCGGGCACTAGACTGATCACCTAATGGATCAAATCTAGTTTTTAAATCTGTAGTATCAGATAGCCAATATTGATATGCAAAGGTAACAGTAAATTCTTCAATAGCATCATTGTCACCCCAATTTACATCGATAGGTGAAACGTCTACTGGGAAAGCCTGTATGAATTTATAACCTTTAATTATATCTCCACCTTTGCTATATTGTCTTACTGACAAATCAGAAAAATAATTTAATGTAGGTACCCCGCCAGTTCCTCTTAAATTTCTATCATGCCCATTGATATAATTTAACCATCTTTCGAATGTATTTCTGAGTTTGAAATCTTCATCATTGATTACAGTTACAGTCCAATCTGGGAAAGTTCTGTTTCCTGCAAATTTAACTTCACGCCCAAAATATGGAACAGTTACAGTGCCTACTGTGGATCCTGGAAGTTGAGCAGCCTTTATTAAAAATCTTGCGGTAGATGTTGCTCCTGTTCCAGCTAATTCTGGAATAGTCGAAGATCCTGCCGCAGTTCCTCCAGCACTAGGTCCTTGACCTGGAAGTGTAAGTTCAACTTCAAATAGATTAGGACGGGCTCCGTCATTAATCATATTTGTTCTGAATCTAGAAATGTTAAACGACATTTAAGTTCTCCTTGTTTATTTTATTTGTTGGTTTATTTATTAGCCACCAGTGATGGTTGTAAATTGTGTTCCAGTACCAACAGCAACAAAGTTCAATTGAATGAAGTTGATTGAACGTGCTGGTTTAATATAAATGTCGCCAACAAATTGATTTGAATCGATTATTTGAGGAGTGTTGTTTGTGGAATCGCAGACTACTAAGAAATCTGTAATACCACCACGTCCTTGAACATCTCTTAAAAATGGTTCTACAATCGAAATAAATTGTGAACGAGTAAACGCATCATTGGTTTCAAATAAAGAGAATCTTGCTGCTCTAGAAATTGACTTCTCTAGTGTGATAAACAATCTGCGAACATTGATTCTATCGAATGCTGAAGGTTTTGCTTGTAGTGTCTTATCTCCAAACAGAATGATACCTTGCCCTTGGAAAGAAACAACAGGATTAACACCAGTAGAATATAAAGTATCTCTATACGTTTGAGATGGATTCCATGCTAACTTAATAGCATTTCTAATTAAACCTCTGTTGAAGCCAGCTGGTGAGTACCATGGATCTCTTACTGAATCAGTAAATGCACATGTTCCAGCAATATCAGCATTTAGAGGAATCCAACGATATACGTTATTGTACTGATCTAACTGATATTTCCATCCAGAATCAGCTACAGCGTAGCTTGAAAATGCAGATAGAGAATTTACCCAACCAGTAACGTTCGTGGTAATTGTAGAAACGCTACCCGCATTAACAACATCTGAACGTAGTGGAGAAACAAAAGCGATACAGTCACGACGAGACTCTGCTAGGCTAATTACATGGTTTTGAACTGCAACTGCTGAAGATTCTCCTCCAGCATCTCCAGTAATCAGAAGCGATACGTCAACTTCTTCTTTATTAGCAAATAGATCCCAACCAGTTGTGATGTCTCCAGCTAAAGGTACTTCATCTCTACCAGCACCTAAAGTTGTTGTAAAGTTGCTAGTTAGAGTGGCATAAACTACTCCATTTGCAGCATTATCTCCCCAGGTAGCATTTGTAGTTGCATACTGTGGAGGATCCATAGCATACACATATGAAGAATTATTAAACAGAACTTCTTTGTAGTAGTTTGGTGATCCGTCGTTAGCTTTAATTGCATTTCCTGCTTTAGATACAAATGCATATGTCTCTAGAACAGTGTTTGCTTGTCCAAACATTCCGTTAGCATCTATGACTACAATGTGCATTTCATCGTTTGTTGCACCTTTAGACGCTGCAAACTCTGAAGTGCCTGGTGCAGATGAGAAGAATCCTTTATACTGCCATGTGCTGAATAGACTTGTGTTTGCACATACAGAAACTTTTAAAGAATTTCCCATAACTCCAGGATATCTAGAAGCAAAAGAACCGTAAGCATTTCCAGAATCAGCATTTAGATATGTGTTAAGATACGCATCTTCGTTTTGAATTAGAAGTCCTGCATTGTTTGCTGTAGCATTTACTGAGTTTGCTCCAACGGCTCTAACAACAGATAGGTTGTTTCCGTAAGATAAGAAGTTTGATGCCGAAAAGAAAGAGACTGCTGAGTTAGAATCTGGTGTGCTAAAAATCTCTCTTAGTGTAACACCACTATTAACCAGAACTGGTGTCATTACTGGGCCCCATGAGAAGGTACCAACAAACGCACCAGCGGTGGTAGGGACTGAAGGAACAACCGTAGTCTGATCAATTTCCGATACGTTTACTCCTGGAGATAACTGAATTGCCATTTTTTTCTCCTTATTTTATTATAAATTGGCAGGTGTAAAAATCTGTATATTATATTTAGAATATATCAGTTTCTCATTATTTCTCTGAAATAGTCAGCATAAACCTCACCTTGATTTCCTGTAACCCATACATCACCATCTTCTACCAAGAACGGAACATCTAATCCGTTATCCACTATAGGACCCGGGATAGTTTCTTCATCCATCTGACTAAGTTTTTCTAGCTGAAGCTGTTTTCTCAAGTCATGATTGACAACATCTTTAAAATATTTCTGAGTGGTCATCCAAGCAAACATAACCAAAGTCATTACTACATCGTCTGTCTTTCCTTCTTCTGCTTTCCATGTGGTACCGTCGGAAACAAATGATGTGAGTTCTGAAATAGTCTCAAAGTCTTTTACTATGAGTTTGTCTGTTTCTATGAGTGTCTTTAGGTTCGTACAACCAATTCGTTTAACTTGGCTGCTCATTTTCAATCCTAGCTGAACACCTCTACCAAATCCTGCTGAAATCTGTTGAGCCTTTTTATTACCAGTTTGTACTTTAAGCACATTCTCATACTCCATTTCACCATGAAGAATCTCGGCAATCTGTGGAGTGTTATTTACCTCTATCAGTACATAGGCATTGTTGTAGTATTTGGCTGCATTGTATATAATAGTGGGAAAGAGAACAGGTGATATAAATGCACTAGAATACCTTGCAACCTGTCTGTAGGGGGTTTCTGATATATCTATGACTGACAGAGCAGACATGTCCATATTCTTACCCTCAGCAACGTCTACGCAGATTGCATACACATGGTCTTTGGTAATTTCACCATCACCAACGACAGGTTGCTCATAGACATCCAAAATTTCTTCTTTGGCTATTCTTCTCTTTTCTACTGGCTCGGCATATGCCAACTCTTGTAGTTTTGAACCGGAGATCAAAGTGTTAGTAGAACCTAAGAACTCAGTTTCAAATTCTTGTTGGAACTGTCGCTCTGATGTGTTTCGAATAGTTTCTTCACGCCATGCATTGTCTCTACCTGGCACCATCGACCAGTGAATTTCAAATGTTTTGTAGTTGTTTCTCTTTTCTTTTGCATCCATCCATAGCTTGTAGAACAAGTTCATGCCATTTGGAGTAGATACAATAATAATCTTTGTTGACTTACCTGATGAGATAACAGGATAAACTGAGTTAAAGAATTCGTGAGCAATGTTAGAAGGAACGAATGCAAACTCATCTAAGAATACTACATTGAATGATCCTCCACGAACTGCTGATGATGAAGTAGCAGCAGCGATAACTTTAGAACCGTTTTCGAGTTCTACTGAACCTTTGTTCCATGTGATGACACCTTGCTGCAACCACATAGGAAGATTTTCATAAGCTAGTTGATATTTTGAAAGAATGTCTCTAGCTAACTGTCCTTTGTTGGCAAGAACAGCAATGTTTTGCGTGTCTTGAAAAATGGATAGCCAAAGTATGTATGCAACTGTAGTGGTAGTTTTACCAACCTGACGAGGACACTTTGTGATAGAGAAACGATTCTCATGATATGTTTTGATCATCTCACGTTGAAAATCCCACATTCTAAATGGCATTAGACCTTCATCAACGTTAACGATTTGAATATACTTTTCAGCAAAGTATATAGGATCTTTAGAGCATTTGATATATTCCTCTATCTGCTCTTGTGTGTACTCCATTTTTACCCCGGCTCTTTTGAGCAGAGGATTGTCACGATACGAATCTTTATTGATAGACATTATTTGTTATATCTTGCTTTAATTTCATCAGAAGGGGTGTGCCATGGCACAGTCAATTTCTTTTCCATGTTAGTTTTATCATGTCGAAATGCTTTAGCACTTCTCGAATACAAAGCAAAAGACGCATGATGTGTAAATCCATCTTTATCTTTTTTTGCAGACGCTACTTGAATATCCTTCATTTCATGTGTTTTATCATATGTTTTTGTTTTGATTCTATATTTCAAGTGCCCAGAACCACCATGTGCAAGATCATGATTCATTAATATACCATGTTCTTTGCTTTTATGAATTTGTTTATGTGCTGTCTTGGGTATATGTTTGGCCAACTCCTGGCTAGACATCCACTCTGATGTGTGTTCTTCTGCTGATTCTTTAATGAATTCTTTGAATCTCATTTTATGCTTTAGTAGTAGTTATCTTCACATGTCCTGTTTCTGGATCATGTTCAACATGGTGTGCATGAAATTCAACATCAGGATGATCTTTTTTTAATCTTTTAAAGTGTTCTAAGTTAGCAGGAGAATCATCATATAAATGTACTTTTTTATAACCATGTTTTCTAATTAAATCACCAATGACTTTATGCTTTGCTTCTGCTGGTGAAGCAGCACCAACATTGCCTGCTCTACGAACATGAATATGCCTAGCATCTATACCATGATGCTTTAAAGTTTTCATGAATCCACGCTTATTGTCCATATCAGAGCGGGCAGTCACAATCTCAACATTCTTGTTGTTTCTATGAATCGCTCTCAGTTTATTAATCATCTTGTGAATGGGATGAGCAGACTTCTTGAATACTTTATGTGATCTAAATTCACTATAATCATAATTGTGGTTTGGTTTTAATTTGTGATCATTGTACTCTTGATTTGTTAATGATTCTACTCTTTTACCATGTTGGTCTTTAACATGCACTTTTAGCTTTGAATGGTCGTGATGAAACAACACTTCATCCATATCAAATGCATGAAGTGTCTTGGATTTTGGATCTCGTCTTTCTTGAATTTCTTCTCTTAAATGTTTAAAGTGGATCATTCTTTTCCTTTTAACATTTTGTTTAAATCTGCTGTACTACCAACAAAGATTGCTTTATCTATTTTGGTGCTTTGTGGTTCTTTTCCTGCTGCTTTGTTCATTTCACGCATTTGCTTTTGAAGCAATATAAGCTTCTCATTAGCATCAGCAACATTTTTAATCATAGTAGCTGCAACTTCAAATGCTCTTGGATGCTCGGATTCTCTGGCAATCTCAAGAAAAGAATCAATAGCGTCAACACCTTTTTCTATAATTTCTTCGTAATTCTGACGAACCTTCTTATAGTCTTTTTCCAGGTCATTGTCTAGTTTAGACTCAACTTCAACAACAGGTCTTTCTTCTTTAACTGCAATATTCGTACTAGCAATTTGCTTTGATTCAACCTCAAATATTTCACTCATATTTTTTTCAAATTTAGTCACTGTGATACTCCGTTATTGTTGTTTCTATAGTATAAGCTGAATTTGAAGTAGCATTGGCTGGGTTAACATAAGAGTTGATATTTACCATCATGCTATTTGCATTCGCACTGTCAAACGATTTCAGAGTATATTCAGCAAAAGAATCCATTCCAATAATTTCTGTATTGGTTCTGAATACTCCATTTATGTCAGTAACTACCATTCTATTTGTGGTGTTACTATATGATAATACTGTTGCAGTTGCTTTTGCTGTATCAAAAGAGTATCCTTGATATACAGTTTCTCCAATTTTATATTTTCCAAATCCTACTGGATTAATGTTAAATATTGCTTTACCATCTTTATCGAAATAATCTAAATTGAGTATATTAGTATTTGCACTTTTAATAATCTTGCCTTCAGATGTCGATCCGTATACAAAAGCTTTTGCTGTAAAATTTAAAGTCCAGATAACAACTCTGGCATCTGAATCTTGTATGCCTTCATATTCAATATTATAATCTACTGAATTTAATGTCATTGGTACTTCTTTAACTATTCCCATAGTAGGTACCAAATTTAATTTAATCGTATACTCTGGAGTAAAGAATGGAAGAATATGTTCGATGATTTGAGTTCCATCTTCAATGTTTCTCACATAGATGTAAAGTGAAAATTCAAAGTTATAAGGAACAGGATTATATAAGGTGGTTCTTCTATTCGATGCGCCAGAATCAGCCGCAATTTTTTGATTTGTTATTTGTTTTCTTGATGAATCATATGTCATACTCAATAAATCAAAAGACATTCTAGGAAGCGTAATTTGAACTTTCTTATTCAAATCTGGATCACCTACTAGACGAGCAACATATTTTTCTTTTGGAGAATAGATAATAGGCACCTTGATTCTTCTATCTTCGGTGCCATCTGCTTTATATCGTGTTAAGGTAATATTGTCAAACAAACTACCAAAACCAACTACAAGCTTTCGAATAATTCTGTGGTATGTTGCTGACATTATATACTACCAAATGGGTTAGTTTCTGAAAAATCAATAATTGAATTTCCTTCAGTATTGATTATGTTATTATCATAGTCTGCATACTGCTCTGCATGTTCATATGTGTTTGTTGACAATAGAATTGCTGTAGCATTTGACGTTGCTCCTCTGATCAAATTGCCAATACCGAATGTACCTACAATCGTATTGATGTCTACATTTGCAGTTACAGAGTTATAATCTGCTATGATACCTGTTGATCTTGCATTTGCTAAAGTAATATCCGGACTGATAAAAATAGTTTCTCCAATAACAAAAGTTCTATTAACTGATGACAATTGGAATCTCTGTGCATATGCATCTTGTTGTTGTACGATATCGATGTCTGGTATTCCAGTTTCAATGGTTTCATGTGAGTACTTGAATTTCTCTAATTCTAATTCATAGAAATATGGTACTCTACGACCAAGCATTGCCATGTCCATATCTTGGTTGACAAACTTGATTTCATATAATTCACCCACACCATTAAGAGGAGGAATGTAAATCAAATCACCATCTCTAGGTCTATCATATGTAGGATCAACAGGAACTCTTTGTAGAAAACTTCTTTTTGACACAACAACTGTCATATGGTTTTTGATTTCAAGACCAAATTTACTGAAGAAGTCTTTATCGCCTTTATAATCCATTACATTACTTGGATATAATTCGATAGGATATGCTGCTGTAAATTTCTTTAGAGGATCTTCACCGAATAACAAATCTCTAGCCGCATCATTATTATTCGGAATGTAATAACATCCTACACCCATTATTTTTATGGATTCAACAATTAAATCTTCCACCAAACGTTGTTCGGTGTACTTAGCATTGTAGTTATTAAAATAGTGGCTGACAGGCATTTTAGTTTAGATAGAATTCTAATGGAGCACCATAATTGGATTCCATTTCTTTTTCTAGTTGATCTATCTCGGTCATAGCATCTTCATAAATCTTATCACCATTTAATGTAACACCGCCGAGCAATTGAACACCTTGAAACTTTTTAAGATTGTCTCCCCAATTACGTTTGATGAGTGCTGTAGCATATCGTTTCAGCCAACGGTCATCCCATACAGCATTGTATACATCTGGATTAATTAGAGCATAACACTCAGCAACAACTATTGTTCCAATGCCTGCTTGTTTAGGCCCCCATGCCCAATCAATAAAAAGTTTATGCATGTGTCTTTGAAAACGAATAGGTACTTCACCAGTAAACAAAAGCTCCAAAGAACGTAGGTGTTGCATTGTCATTGTATAGTTGATATAAGATGCTGAAGTGAAATCATAGAGTTCATTCAGACGCAACTGATATCTCAAGTCAAACATGTTAATAGTCGCTTGAGAATCTTGAATAGGAAATATGCGAGTCACACCAACAATGTTTAAAGAATTGTTTGCGGCGTCTTTGGTAACAGATGGACTCATATCAATATAACGTTGATTGATGTCCTGCTGAGTTACTGCTTTGATATAGTATACTTTTTGGAGGCCGTCAAAATGATAGTCTTGCCAATATTGCAAAGCATCATCAATTCTGTCTTCCACCTGCTCATCGTCAATATTAATATCAATGACAGGAAATCCTAAACGACGAAGGCAGTAGTCTTTAAATTGTTGTCTGTTAGTAATATTTGACATTTTTGACGTTTAATTGTGTTGATTTTACTATTTATGTCACTATTTTCTTTCATCAAAAGGTCTAAGACCTAGTTTCACAATATCATCTAGCCAGTAGTTATCAACGTATTTTATGTATTTTTCGTTTGGTGATTTTTCTAAAAACTTGAATAATTCAGGATTTTCTAGGTCAATAGGGAAATCTATGACTTTGGATATCCATTTTAAATACTTTTCTTTGTGTAAGAACAAGCTTTCCAGACTAAGGTAATTTATCTCGCAGTTTAATTTAGCGTATTCTGATAGTGCTATATCTAAAGTTCTTCGTCCTCTGAGTCGTTTTTGCTGCTCTGTATTGATATTTTCATCACGAACGATTACGCAGACTATTACTTTAACTCCAAAGTTTTCTACCATATCTACAAACTGCTGTATTTTTGGTACGGTAATGTTACCGTCATATACAAAAGGACAACTAATATCTGTTACGAAAAGATCGTTATCCTCAAAGACACTTGATGTTAAATTCTCAGGATGAACAAAATATTTCGCAAAGAAATCTTCATCAGTTGGTACCCAATAGTTATCTAAGATAGCATCCCAGCCTTTTACTTTTGAGTGCCGACTGAATATTCTACTGAAAATATGATTTCCTGATCCTTGTGGACCAGTAAGCAACAATAGCTTCTTCATTTTAATGATCTTTGTTGTCCAATATATGTTCTGATTTTTAGTGGGTTAACATCGTCTGTTGGTCCTGTTCCAGAATCTGGAGCAAAGACAAATAGAAACACTGGTTCATCTTCTGTAATAAAATTATGAAGTTCGTTTCTACGCATGAAGAAGCAATCTCCTTTGTTTATTTCAAACATTACCTCATCATCTAGCTCAATCTTTCCTTTACCACTTAACACCAATCCTACCCTATGGCTTGGATGCGTATGTAGCGTTTGATGCATGTTTGCTGGGAAGTGTACATAGTTGACTACAGGATCACCTAAGCGACCAGGGTTAACTGCTGTGGTATTTGTACCACCGTCAATGTAACTCAAGTTACCCATGTCTAGTTCTTTTTGTATGAAGTATCTATTTTCCAGCAATCTGAGACCAAGATATTCAATAACCACAGCACTAGAATCACCTAGACACTTTAAAGTAAAATGATCATTTACGCAAAAAGAACCATTAACGTTTTCGAACTTCACATCATCAGCATAATAACTGGCATTGTGAAGCATCAAGTAATATGTTCCAGAAGTAGCATCAAATGCTCGACTTTCTCCAGATTCTAATTTTGTAATTTTTAACGGCCAACGGTCTTTAGTTTCGTAGGTATTTTTGACATCAATCATATTACTCACCAAAATATTTTAAGAATTCAAAAGGAATGAACGGATGTTCCATTCTCTCTGGATGCCAGACTATGGCTCCTATGTTGTTATCTATCCAAGCCTCACATAGACCATCCTCATCGGTAGCTAAACATTTTGCTGTACTAGGTATTTTGGATATGCAATTTGAGTGAAAGGAATTTACTGGTACAATTCTTCCGTCATAATGTACATTATGAGTTATATCATAATGATTTTCACAGGCTAATACTTTTCCACCTAGCAGATGCGTTAGAACAAATGCACCATGACAGATACCGAGTATTGGTTTTTTTCTTCTTAACATTGCCGTAGCAATCTTAATTTCAGTCACCATTCTGATTGGAGAGTCATCTCCACCAGTCAATATCAGTATGTCTAACTTTTCTGCAATTGCATCAAAATTTTGTTCAGTACGATTTGGAATTAGATAGAGTGCATGATCTTTTAGATAATTATACCAATTATGTTCTATGCTATCATGCGCCCTATCTTTAAAATGTAAGACTCTTTGCGAAAGTCCTACAAGCACATTACCAACCGTATGCTGTAGCTGCTAGTTCTCTTGCACCAGGAGAGTCACATGTATTTCCTACGATAATATCATACAACTCTTTACGCATATGCTTAGCCATCTCAATTGCTTTTGGTGCAACTGATGGATCAGCGTCAGCTAGTTTCTCTAAACGAAGTGCTCCAATGTTTGAGTGGAACTTTTCGTCAGCAGCAATCTTCTTGTACTTGTCTGCAACGACTTCATCGTATGCACCAATCTCAGACATACATGCCCATGATGTTGCTGCACGACCTTCAGCTACTAACTGATATACTGCTAGAGCAACTGGATCATTTTCTACGTCATATGTCTTTAGAGTACGAGCACCTTTATCGTCTGTCTTACGAGCAAACTCACGGTCTAGATATTCTTGAGTATCGACTTCTTTACCTTCGATGTGCTCCAGAACCTCTTTGACTAGACGAAAATGAACTGCCTCATCTTGTGCTTGTTTAGTTAAAAGGAGCATTTCTTCTGCTGAAGTGTCTGTTGGTAGTTTTGCAATAGCTTCTGCAACACCAATCATATTCATGTATTCGTTAGCCAAACGACCCTGGAAATGAAGTAAATAATCTTCTTTTGTTCTTGCTGGATCTTTGAACCAGTGACGAATATTCATCATGCTGGCTTCAAAAAGAGGCTGATTTTCTTCTTGAATTTTCTTAACTAGTTCCTTACCTGTCATGTCTATTTCTCCTTAAATGGATTACAATATGCGAATATTTATGTATTTTTTGTTTTATCTTGTCAGATGGTTAAAATTAGGAAGATATGATCCGTCGTATATAGCTACTTCACACTCTATCATAGTATCTCTAAGTTTATCAATTTCTGAAGAAAAACCTAATTTCTCATGAAGTTCGCTAACTTTCAATAATTTAAACTCAACGTCTCTGTCCTTATTGAACTTCAGTATTCTGTAATTTTCATCTTTAATTTTTTCTATCATTCTAGAGTCATTTTCATACCAAGTATATTTTGGATATGTAATACCCCAGCCCCCACACTTATGCCACCTATAAAAACTATCAATATCATTTGCGTAACATGACACTATTTTTGCTTTTGGAAAAAGATAATGTATGTATTCCAAATGATATGCAAACCAATGTGATTTTATTATTTTTACTTTATCCCAATTAGAAAAAGGCTTCATAAATTCAGTTAAAATTTCAGCCTTTGACATTTCGTTTAATTTGTCAAATCTATGACCTTGTGTGTGATATGGTCCCCAATAAGAAGCATTATGATTACCAATTTTTTTCAAGGTTCCATCAACATGCAACATTGTTAAGTTATAATGTTTTTCTTTCGTTTTGTCTGTGTTGTTAATGGATGAATTAAGTTCGATGAAATTATATGTTGAACTCCACCTTGATCCTGGACACCCAACAAGTAATATTAAATCTTTTCCATCATATTTTGTTATGTTTTCAATGTGAAACTTCATGCTATTTTTTTATTTTTTTAATTTGTTCTAGATATGAAAAGTTTGAAACATATTCTCCAGAATACACCGCAACTTTACATACAGTTTTGTGATCTTCTCCTGAAAAATCAGGAAGGTTCAATCTGTCATATAACCAACTTTTAGACATGTGCTTTATGTCTAGGTCTCTATCTATACAGAATTTTAAAATATTTGAATTTTCTTCTTTAATCTTTTCAAGCATTCTTACATCATCTTTGTACCAAGAATAGTTGGCGTAACTCATTCCCCAACCTCCACATTTATGCCACCAATAGAAACTCTCTAAGTCTCCGCCATAACAAAAGATTATTTTCGCTTTTGGAAATAAATGATGCAGATAAGGAATGTTATATGCGAACCAATGTGATTTTATTATTTTTACTTTATCCCATGTTTCAAAAGCATCCATGAATTCAGATATCATTTCATTTTTAGATATACTATCTAATCTTTCAAACTTTTTTCCATATATATTTCCAGGTCCCCAATAAGCACCTTTGTGTACTCCTAAATTATTAATTTTTCCATGAATGTCTAGACCATAGACATCATCTCCCCAACCTTTTTCTTCTGACCAGTCTGTAGTGTTTACATGAGAGCTTTCACATAACAATCTATGCACTGCACTCCATTTTGATCCTGGAGTACCTATTAAAAATACTAAGTCAGATCCTGTATACTCATTTATATCTTCAATGTGAAATTTCATCTTTTAATATATTTCCAATAAAGTTTACAGTTTGCAAATCCAGAGCCACCTCTAATTAATTCTGACGGTATTCTATCTTCTAGTTTTATATTATTATCTTCAATTTCTAGGTTGTATTTGATTGAAAAATCGTATATGTCTTTAATTGTCCAAATATAAAATTGTTTACCTATACTGTCATCTGGAGCTTCTGCTGGATTTACTCTAATGAACATTTTTCCACCAGGCTTTAACTTCTGTGACATCCACTTCATTTGCTTATCAACCAACTCATGATTTCCAAAATTTATAGAACCCAAAGCAAGCATAACATCTATAGAATTATCTTCACACTCATAATTCATGAAGTCGTCCACTACATCTGCATTTTCGTTAGCAAAATCAATACCGATTAAGTGGGGTATGTATCTTTTAAATTCGTTATAACCACAGCCTAAGTCTAATATTTTTTGAGGATTTAATTTGAGTATGTCTGGTAGAATTGCAAATCCTGATATATGATAACAATTCAAATCAGTATTCCAGTATTCTAAATCATTTGTTGGATTATTTTTAAAATATTCAATCAGTGTTTTCATAATGTTGATATGTTTATGTTGAGTAGTAGTTGATACTTTTTGGTAAAATTAATTCTTTAGTTACGAAGTTTCTTGTTGTTGAATGCATTTTTATTTGATTCAATAAAGATTCGATCTGAAACACTGAATAGTTATAGTTTTTGTTTGGGTACTTGTAGGTCAAATAATTTTTACCATATT